ATTTGACTAACAGCTCCTGTTGTTTCTACTCCTGTTAGGACTACAACTGCTTGAGCATTTATACTTAATGTACCTACTGTTCCTGTTCCTAAAACACCTGTTATAGATACAATATTTTCTGTAAGAATAGCTACACTTCCTAAAGAGCCAGTTGCTGATACTCCTGTGCAAGTCACATTAGCGTCACATATTACAGTTTCATCTCCTACTGAAATTGTAGAGGCTGTTCCTGAAACACCTGTTATTGCAGCTCCTGCAGTTATTACACTACCTACAGCCCCTGTAGCGGTTACACCTGTTTCTGCAACATTTGCATCGCCTGTAGCACTTAATGAACCAAGTAAGCTTGTTCCTACTAAGCCTGTTTCTGTTACGTTAGCCTGTCCTGTAGCAGTTAGTGATCCTATCCCTGACGTAGCTGTAACGCCTGTAGTAACAATATTTGCTGTTCCTGTAACAGTTAATGAACCTATCCCCCCTGTACTAGATACTCCTGTTTCAGTTACTGTTGCCCCACCTGTAGCGGTTAGTGATCCTATTCCCCCTGTTCCAGATACTGCTGTAACAGAAGTATTCGACGCTGCAGCAATAACAAGTGATCCAATACCACCTGTACTGGTAACTCCTGTAGGACTTAAATTTGCTTGTCCTGTAACTGTAAGACTACTTACAGCTCCTGTACTAGATACCCCTGTTAATTCTACAGGTATAGGCTCGCCCCAAGGACCTGCGCCCCAAGCTCCGCGACCCCAGCCCGTGATGTTAGCCATAGGCTATTTTACGCTATTCTTATAACTGCGTTACTTGCGTCTGCTGCTGGGAATTGAATAGTAAAACTTCCCGCAGTTGATGTCTTATCTCCGCCAAAATCAAATACCGCAACAGCTGGATCACCCGATGCAGAGTCATTGTAGATCATACAACCTCTTGCTGTGACTGTAGCTGTTCCAAATGTAAGATCGTTAAAGTCTGTGAACGCGGTGGTCCCAGAAGATGTTGGATTGACATTTGTTAACGCTGCTCCACCTGATGTGTAGTTTGTTCCACTAGCTTGGTTAGTTGTAGTAAACGCTGTAGTAGATGCACTCATAGTTGCAGAGCTTGTATATAACGCTAGCTTAAAAGTGTTACCACCCGAAGCTTTAAAATTATGCACACCCTCTAAAAGTTCTTTTTTAAAAGAAGTACACATTGCTTGTGTTATCGCCATTATAATCTCCTAATAATATTTGCTAGGTCTTTTTGACCTTGTTTTTCTAATTCATTACATATTGTACAAACGTGGTTTTTGACAGCCTCGTTCATATAATAAATAATAATTTGTTTGCATGCTTCTTTAAAAACATGAGCTTGATCCCTTATGGGTGCAGGGGCAGAATCGCTAACGGAAACTAATCTATCAGTTGCCATCTGTGCGACTTCTTCTACAGTATGCCCTCTGTGGTTGGTAGTTACAACTCCTAGGTTGCCAACTTCTGTATCAGAATTTATCGAAAACATTAATACTCCTTTGGTTCAGGTGGTAAATCATTTCTATCAATCATTTGTGGCTCAGGTTGGTTTATCTGCTCTACCTCTGACCATTTACAAGTTTTTATTGTACCTTCTTTTTGATAAGTTACGATAGGATCTTTTAATCTATGATATCCATAAAGTTTTTCTTTTATATCTACATTGGTTTCTAGTAAGTTTGATCTAGGGGCTACAGAAACATTTATTCCATTTTCCATACATTTAGCTAACCAAAATTCACAACAAGCCTTTCCAGATTCTGCAAAATGCATATTAGTTTTATAAGTAAAATCGACGCCAAAAACTGTTAAATGACTTACTTTATTCCATAAAGCAAAAGCTATGGCGTAAGCCACAGTGTTGTTAAAATAAGCACAGCCTAACTCAGCTACTAAAGAATCTAAAGGATATTTTTCAGCAGCAGGCACTCTTTGGTCAACTTCACAGGTATAAATGGGGTATTTGACTATAGGCAAATATTTGCGCATCATGGGAGTCATGCTTCCTGCATCCTCCGTATCAAGAAATCTTGACATGGGGTCTAATATAAAAGCTCTATCTATTTCTGGTAAAACACCTATCATGGCATTTATAGCCCATATCTCATCAAAATATAAACTATGTGTTCTTGATAAATGATAATCTAGTTGACTTTGCCCCATAGCTATTAATGCTACATTTTTGTCTTTTAATTCAGGCAAAGGTTCTTTTAGCATTTTTACTGCGGAGGTAATCTGAGATTATCGTATCTTGCTCCGTCTCTTTCCTCTTTAGATTCACCCAATAGTTTCAATCTTTGTAATCCTTCTTGATATTTTATGTCATATGTTTGTATATCTGATGGAGGTAGCTTCATAAAAATAGCAGCCTCAACCAAAGAACCATACAGTAGAACATTAGATGCGTTTGTAGAAAGCCATGTGCTTCCTGTTCCGCCTGCATCCACTAAAGAAGCTGGTCTATAAAAGTAGTGTAGTTCGAAAGAAAAATTAGAGCTTGGTGTTGGTGCTAATATAAAAGTATTTTCATCAAATAAAGCATAAAAAAGTGGGTTTCCTGTGGTTGCCTCTGCAGGTGTATAGTCTCTTATCCAACTTGGGTGTTTCAATAACAAGTAACTATAGTTATTACTAGAGTCTATCAAAGCTAAACTGAAAGGTGATAAAAAATCTGTAGGAGTAGCTAAATAAGTATTTCCTGAAGAACCTGTTCCTGTGACATTTTTTCTAAAGACAGAAAGCTCTACAGATTTTAATATTTTTTCCTCCGCCTGTTGGATAAATGTTGGAATTGTGTTAGTAAAAGTCGTTTCAGTATTATCCATATAATTTTGGATAGCTGTAATAAGTTCGTTATAAGTAAATCCTGCTGCCATTATTCTATACTCACTTTTAATTCACCAACTGCTGTTTGTCCTACCTCTCCAGAAAAAGCACTACCTATGTTTGGATCATCTCTAAACCTCATCATATTTGTGCCTTTTGTTGCTATTACTGCGTCGGATGGGTTGCGGGTGGTAACTCGACCTAATTGCGCTTGGGGTAGCGGGACGTCAGGTCGAGCTTGCCATAAAGCCTCAGCATCGTTTGGAGGATGGACTGGATCTAATTGTGGGTGTTTTGGTTCGTAACACTCAGGGCACACTCTCGTGTGGTCCCATTCTGTTCGCATATCTAAGTATCTGTAACGAAACCCACATCTATCACATATCGAATATGCATATTTGCCTGATGCGTATGCC